AAGAATCTTCCCTAGAGTACTCAGGCTAGGGAGCATGCTTCTATTTAAATATAAGAAAGCTGCCCCTAAAGTGCTACCAACAATTACCGCCAATTGTTTACTGGTGACCCCAAGATCTTCGGCAAGCTGATTAAAAGCTTTGAAAGTATTTTCCAAAAATTCATCGAATTTTCCGGTACCGATAAATTTTCTTGTCAATATCTCAGCTGAAAATAGTGTAAGAATAATTTTTAAATAATCCAGCACTCTAGCCAGCCCGGTTGAACGCCTCTCGACTATTTTTGAAACAAGTAGTATCGAGCCACCAATAACCGCGCCAACTGCTGCAATCCTCTTGAAATCCAAATCGATTGAGCTGACAAAAGTCTGCATGTCCCTCAGGGGATTCTCGAGAAGCTTACTGAACCAGTCTATTACACCATTCACCAAATCGGGAACCCAGGAGTGGCCGATAACCCGATCGTAAAGCCATGCAAAACCCTGATCCACTTTAGTCAGAAACTCAATTATGTATTGGTGCACATCTTCAAAATCCATGAAGAAGTCACCAATAGGTAGACTGAAACTAAATCGACTCAAAAATGAATCAATTTCCAGAAAAATGTTTACAATAAATGTCTTGGCTTTTAGTAATGTATGTCGTAGTCCATCCGCCCAAGCAGCTAAATCTAAAGCCATATTATTTAGTGCAGCGGCAAGGCCGTCCCCACTTCCAAAAGCTGCCAAGACCTCGGTCACGATGATATCAAAAGCAGTGCCCAGATTGGTGAAGGCAGAGCTATAGGTGGCACCTAAGCTATTGAAAGAGTTGTCAATCTTTTCCGTTTGTTTATTTAAGGCATTAAATATCACATCAAAGGTTATAAGCCCTTTCTCGGCTAAGCCTCTAAGCGTGCCCGCACCCTTGCCAATACCATCTTCAATTGCCTTCGCCAATGCAGGAGTTTGCTCCATAACTGAGCGGAGTTCTTCACCACCAAGTCTATTAGAACTTAAAGCTTGCCCGAATTGCAAGATAGCTCCTGCGGCTTCAGTGGCAGATGCACCGGACAAGTTAATCGCCTTAGCAACTGTCTCAGTCAACCGTGCTGCTTGTTGTTGTGTTACATTGAATCTTTTTCCGGCATCAAAAATCTTTGTATATAAGCTCGTCACACCTTTCAAACCTGAGCCAGTTGATAATGCGATTTGTCTCGTCTGCTTGAAGGCCTGGTTTAGGTCATCTTGATTGTCAATTACAACCTTCAAACGATTCGTCATATTTGTCAGCTCATCGCTCATCTTTGCATATACTGAAAATGAAGCGGTGATACTGGTTATCGTTCCAACGGCTGCGACCATTTGGGTAAATCTTTGGGTGGTCTTTGCAGCGATATTCTCGATATTTCCAACAGATTTTCCAAGCGCAGCGAGATCACGTTGAGCCTGGGGTGAGTCTGAATATGAATCTAATAAAATGGCCATAATAAACTCCTAGCGTATTGAAAAAAAAAAAAAGAATGCACCCATTTTCGAGTACATTCTATAAATCTTTAACTTCCTTGACTATCAATCCCAATGGTTTACCATATTTAAGAGCAGTGCTCTCGACAAAGAAAGCAGGAGCTTGTCGAGAGTGCCCACGATTAAGCGGCAGGATATAAGAAGCATCATTCAGCACCTCAACTAGCCCCTCTCGTATCTTCCGGTAAATCCATCTTGAACTTGCATAGCCGGTTTTCTTGGGCGTAACAGCCTGGAGATTGTCAACCAATTTCCCGGCCTGTTTCTCCAGATGAATTTGGGTTGCTTTGTTAAATTCATTACGAATACGCAACAACTCCGATTTAGTGCCTTTTACTTTAAGCTGTAATTTCATTGAAGAGTGCCTCCACTTTATCACCACCTTGGGCACCGAGAAGCATTTGAAATACACTGGTTTGATTAAACGGTGTAGGTGCTCTTCGTTTCATAACCGCTTCCAATGAACTAAAGACTTGTTCGGGTTTTGCTTTTATACCAAATTGGCGTAGCACAATATACATACGTAAATCATCACGCCAACCCAATGGGCATCTTTCGAGAAACAGCATCCACTTCTGAAGTTCATCGTAAGGCATTTCAGACTTTAGCTTATAGACTGGCATCGAGAGTGTCAATGCCAGGTCATAAAGAACCATTTCCTCATCGGAGAGAGCTACTTCCCCTCAGTCTTTCCTGCAGTCGTTAATACACCAGAGAAAGTCATAATGTCCGTCCCGAGTTTCAAAAGCTCGTCCAGAGGCAATGAGCTGAATTCTGCGTCTGTAAATGAGGCCAAATCAGGGCAGCCCAGACGAACCACACGCCGTGTCGTTTCCAAACCTTGCATCAGACCTTCTTTATTCGCATCCGCTGTGCGAATTTCGCCTTCTTTGCCTGCTTCAATTTCTGGAAGCTGTGGAATCTCTGAGGCAGACTCTTGCACAGAAATAATTTCGCCAACACTTAGCTTGTTTATGGTTATTGCTTCGCCCATAAATGTTACAGAACTTGTTATTTTCTTACTTAACAGACGTTCCTTAAGAGTTTTAACAACAGTTTCTGTAATTGCTGTATTGTTAATTTGTGCTGTTTCCGGCATTTTCTGCTCCAGTATTTGATGTTATAGGTTTTAATTTTTCGAGCCCGGCTTTAGCTTGGGCAAGAGTAAACAGAGTTTGCAAAATTTCTGCAGATTTAACCGGATCATCTGCAAACTCTGGTATTCTTGAAGCTGTCCTAGCCATGCTGAAACTAATGCAATCCTGCATTTTTTCGAATGTTCTTTCAATTGTCCATTCAATTGTGAATGGCGGATTTGGTTTTTTCATTTTTATTCCAGATTAAATCGTGTAACCGCCAAAGATTCTACTTTGGACCGACAAGGTGACAGTTGCGGTATTAGCATCCCCTAATTGAGGCTGAATTTGTAATGCCTCAATTTTGCCTGCCCAATAATACTGAGTATTTGCAACAGTACCAATACCCGGGGCAGTTGATGCCCATTTGGTTGCACCTGAACCAGTTGATTCAGAGTTCATCAAAGCCATCCGAAAAATACGGACTTGACCATCTCCAACCATATCACCCAACAGAGTAGCATCTGCCCACTCAGCAGGTACGAAGTTAAGTGTCAGTTCAAAAGATGGAGCATCCGCCTGACCTTGAACTTGCTGCGAGGTTTTCGAACCGTAAACTGGAACATTAACAATATTCGGGGGCGTACCGATTGGTGGTAGCTCACGAATATTGGGCAACAAGATAAAAGTATTCGTAGAGGGTGTGCCACCAATACTGTTAATTGCTGTTGCAAAAAGTGCTTGAAACTCCGAGCCAGTGTCCAATGCCGCAATATCATTTGCAGTCAAGGGTGTGGCCGGCTCAGCAACGGCTAGGTTCGTGAAAAGACCTGCGCCGATAGACGTAATATGTGCCATTATTCTACTCCAGTGTGTTGAAAAGGTATGCTGTAAAGTGTGGTCCCGATTCTCGGATTGACACTGTCTTGTTGGCTAACACCTAATGTACTCTCAAAAAATTGAGTGCATGTTTCAGTATAGGTATTGATTGTCTTCCTAACCAAAAAATCATCTAAGCTATCAGCAATTTCAATGATGGGTGTCGGGCCTTCTGACAATAATGTTATTATTTCGATCATAATAACTCCCGAGGCAGATAAGGCATTTACAGCCTTCCCTGAAGGAAGAATTGAGACCCTAATTGCTTTATTATCAGAAGACTCGATGTCGATATTACTAAACTCTCGTGGATATGTCGCAATCCCCACACCCTGCCATTCAAGACTCCCAAATATTGAAAAAACATCTCTTTGCAAATCGATATATTTAGACATCAGAAGCCTCTCTAAATATCTCGACAGTTGTGATGTTTTTATCAAAATCAGTCACACTGCCCAATTGCCAAACCTTAGAATTGATTATTGCAGATTCATATAGTGACAAATTGCCAACATCTTCTGTTTTGAATAGAAGCGTTTTATGAAGCATTTGTCGATTTGTTGAATTACCGAACTTATCTGTTCTATCGCCTTTCAATTCGAAAGCAAACACACTCTTAGTACTTTCAGTTAAGACTTCGGGATGGCCTGAAGTGAAATTGAAAGAAATGCCACTTTTAAAATTTAAAGTGACTGGCAGAGTGAGTGAGCTTCCTTTATTAAAAGCCAATGCTACACCTTTCCTGACTATCGCTGACAGATCCATTAATTTGCCCTCCACCAACTATTTGTCGGTTTAGACAAAAGCGGGCGGATCATTCGATAAACTGACGAAGGGATTTCAGAGGGATTTCTAATATTCTTAAGAGAAATCCCCTTAATATCTAAATCAGTAATTCCGCCTGTATCTGTCAATAAATCTGGGTTATTTAAAAGATGAAGCGCCATTTCAAAAGAGGCTTTAACCAATCTTGAAGGATACGGCTCATCTTCATAGTAGACCAAACCGCCGATACGGGGATCGAAAAACTCGCCAACACGTGGAAAAGCCATTGATTGAGCAAGATCGGCGGCGACTCCCGAGTACTCTAAATTATCTAGAATTGCTGTACCTGTTACAATACAGTTTTTCTTAAGAGTCTCCGAAGCTGCCAACCAAGTAGCTGAACTTATATGGTCGGTAAAGTACAAGTCTGCTGCTGCAACTATATCATCTGCATAGACATTCTCGCCTTTAACAAGTGCCATAATCCTCTCCGATTACAGAGGCGTATGGAAAATAGGCAAAATACCTAAATTTAAAGCAGAGCTTGCTTTACGCACCCAAGTGCCATTTGTGCTGGCAACACCGTTAGTTACTGATGTCAATGCTTTCGGGGTAGCACTCTCAACAGCGTAGGCGTATTCAGCATCACTTGGGAACTTGTCTTCAGAACCTTGCCAATCATAGCCAACGGGCATTACAACACGACCCCAACGATTCCAAATTTCAGTAGAACCCGCGCCTTTATAAGCACCAGGAGTCCGGCCGATTTCTGTTGGAACATCAATGGTCAGGGGTTCGATTGCAATTGCACCTGGCAACACAATAAATGTGCAAGCTGTACCTGCAATATCAACACCTGCGCCAGTATTTATCTTGGTCAACTCAGCGGAAGACAGAGCTTGTGTGGCACGAGTCTGAATCAAACGGAATTTACCACCAAAGATAGTATTGAAGGTTACATTGCCTTCAGTGACAGTTGTTTGATCTACCAAATTAGCAGAACGTAAAGCCGCCATTGTTTGAGGGGATGCCAGCAGATAAGCAAAGTCTGGCTCGTAATCTTTGAATGCCATTCCAAAAGCTTTCAAGAAACCCTCAGCACGGGCAGCACCCGCAACTGTTGAACTTGTATCCACGATAGTTTTGGCACCAAGATCAACATAAAAGCCGTAGCGCTTGCTGGCTGGATCATTGTCGAATGTCTGCCCACCCAAGCCGGTAGAGCCTGAGCCAGCACCTGCGCCATTCAATGCTTCAGAGATTGCAACACCTTTCAGAACTGCCATAATATTGGCATGTTCGTCACGTGCACGGAATTGGGCAATATTTGCACCAAAACGGGCCAAAGCATTTTGCTGAGAGATCATATCTTTCAGATTAACTTGACCAGTACCCACCGTACGAACGTTCTTGACATATTTCAGATAATCGGCCGAGAAGGTCGTTTGAGTACCTGCAGTAGTATCCGACAAAGATGCCACGTTAATGGTAGGATCAATGACTTTATGCCAGCGAACTTGACCGACATACGTTTCAGTATCTTTGTTTATATTTGGGTTACCGCTAACTAAACCCGTGCCTGACAGAAGCTTCTCACCTGCGTAAGATTCTTCCTGGTAGGCAGTAATGGTGGCCTGAAGAACTTCATCAGATACACCAGTTAAATTTGTAATAGGCATTTAAAACTCCATTTGTTTAGAGCTTACCCTCTTGTGCAAGAGCGATAACCTCAGCTTGTGTCATTTCGGAAAGCTTTTTGCGTTTTCCATCGCTGCCACTTGAATTTGACTTTATAGTGCCAGTTCCGGAACCACCATTAGCTTTTGCGGCGAGTAAGTAAGAGTTTTCGGGGTCTGCAAGATATGCCTTAACAACATCACTGAGAGGTTCACCTTTTGTACCCACCCATTGATTCTTGTCATTTTTGGTAAGTAAGCTTTGGATCTCCCTTTCAGCAGCAGCCTGAGCTTTTGCATTCTTAAAATCTCCTAGCTTCAATTGTGCATTTATTGCAAGGTCTCTGGTGAGAACCACAATGCGAGCTTCCGCAGCGGCTTCACGGTCGGCAGTTTCCTTGCTTTCTTTTTCAAGCTGCGCAATTCTTACTTTAAGTGCTTCTGCTACTTTACCCTCTTGTTCTAAACGGGTAGCTTCTGCCTCAGCTGCAGCTTTTTGCTGTGCTTCAAGCGTCTTCTTTGCAGTATCCCGCTCGGCATATGCGCTATCCAGTTTGTCTTTAATTGCTTTGAGTTTATCATCGGCAATTTTTTCCAAGGCGGCTCGGACTTTCTCATCCGAAAGCAGTTTGGCGATATCTACTTCACCGTCACCAGGGTTATCATTCGGAACATCCGTATTGTTGTTACCTGGATTGTTATTCTCTGACATTATATATTCCTTTTAATTAAATGTACACAGTACATATTGCGAATTAGATAACACAGTTCCTAATTCTCTTATTCGGGTTAATTTAACAGCAATACTAACCCACTCTTTTCGATAAAGTTAATTTACTCCGTACCAATTCTCATCGGATGCATATGGATCATTTTGTAAGCCTTTCAGGATATCTTGAGATGTTAATAGATCGTCAACAGTCATAAATCGGCCTTTTATTTTGGTTTTGCCAACAGTCGGGATTAAGCCTAATTCAATTGCTTCTTGTAACTTCCTATCGTAGATCTCCTTAGGGAGGCCCCTGCTCAACATCTCATCCAATGTGGACTTTACCACATTCTTTTCAACAACATCCGCATAAAGTTTCCTGATACCTCTTCTTGATTCGACCATGTCGGCAATATTTGTGAAGAATGCATCATGAATTGTCGAGGTCGCAATGTTGTTTTTCTTGCCCCACAAATGGAAGTTCTTAACAATAGTTGCATCATTGCTGTGATTCGTTTAGTGTTCGAATTAGTCGCTAGCTAACCCTGTCCAATATTTGTAATTTGGCAAATTTTCCTTGTATTTCCACTGCTAACTTCTCGTATGCAAGTGCTGCCTCTAATTCTGTATTGAATTGACCAATATAATGCCGTTTTCCTTGGAATCTTATTGAGGCTTTCCAACAAGATTTTATACTATCATACCAGACACCTTTATAATTGCTAGACCCGTTTGTTTGCCTAGCTTTATTATATTGATTTTCCAAGGAGGTCGCCAAACGTAGGTTATCTATTGAATTATTTAATCGATCACCATCTATATGATCTATAAACAAATCTTCTGGAACTTCCTTACCAGTTACAATAAACCAAGTTAGGCGGTGCACATAGTAATATTTACCGTCCACCCTAACGCGTCTATAACCGTCTTCGGAAATATAGCCAGTGACATGATCTTTTCTTGCAGAACCTCTTGATACTTTATTATACAATTTGCCATCTCGATAGTAGAAAAGGGCTTTTACGCGTTCTATCTTCATAATTTCTCCAAATATTAACTACTGCATATTGCTATGCAGACCAGACTATCTCTTATACATTTCTGTACTTCCGCGCTTCGAGCTTGCTTAAGCTCTACATAATAGTCGTTACACCCGATTTAACTTGGCTCGGTATTGTCCCTTAGGGAGTTTCACCGAATTCACGGAATTTTATAACGGCTAATTCAACCGTTAAC